AAGCAATTCTCAAGATATTGGTAAGTTAAGATTTACCGATTTTTATACCAACCCAAAGGTATATATTACCACAGTTGGTTTATATAATGACAACAACGACCTTGTGGCTGTTGCCAAGTTGAGTCAGCCACTACTCAAAGACTTTACCAACGAATGTTTGGTGAAAATAAAAATTGATGTTTGAGTAACGGGTAAATCCCGGTGTAGACAAATATTTATGTCTATATGATTAAGCAGTTCACTGCGGGAGACATCACAGTAAGACCATTCAGCACGTTCAAACACTGGACGATGCAAAGCATTGATTCTGCAAGTGTAAATGCATATGGTGATAGCACTTATTATAATGGAAGAATGGAAGTGAACGAAGGACTGAAACTTTCCACCCCCTTTTATCCTTCTGGCAGCATATACTATGTTTCTTCAAATGAGCCAATAAATTCGTCCGGCAAATATGCCAGAAATATACATAGCATGACTGATGCTATGTTTTATAAGAATGCGGATGAACCAATCAAATTATTTGGCGTTGAAGCATATACGCAAGACCCAAAAACTGGAAAAGAGGAAGTGAGAGAAATTCATGATCGTATCGTAACCGCTACATTGAAACATAATGTATATGGTGAAAAGGTTATACCAGATACAGTTAAAATTGTGGATGATTCCAACATCCACCAAACGCTAAAAATTTACGATGATGGTTATACCAATTTGTATGTGACAGGATCTCACTTTCCATCAACGGCAGAGATACAAGCCATAAGAGACACTTATGTATCAATTTCACAGTGGGATACAGGCAGTGGTTTATTTTATGTAACATTCAGTAATGGTTCCACGCAATATGTTGATTATGTAAATGCCAAACAATATATGGCAATGGGGCTTCAAGTAACATATGTTCCACCAGTATCAAGTGGATCTGGATGGGTATTAAACACAGGAAGTCACCAGGATTTATTTTTTCCTGAAAATGAACACTTTGGTGAATCCGTGAGTTGTTGGTCAAAATATGTTGCGGTTGGTTCATCAATGGATGCTTATAGTTTATCCGATTATCGTATTGGTCATGCTGCGTTATTTAAGTATGATGAAACACTGGGTCATCATCGCCCAATTGCAAAGATTCATTTTCCATTTACTCAAAGTTTGACTGATACATCTTCATATTTTAAAGACTCGTTCGGTACATCTGTGTGTATAAGAGACAATTTCTTGGCGGTTGGTTCTCCAACAGGTTCAGTGTGTTCTTCAAGTATATATCCCGGTTTTGTGTGTGTCTACGACAGATACAAGGGTGGTCAAGATAATTGGGGAATAATTAATATTCTAAAAGGAAACAGTGATGGAGACAGATTTGGTACTTCAGTTGCCATAGACAATGATATATTAGCGGTTGGTGCTACGGGTGTTAGCGGCAGTAGGGGTGCAGTATATTTGTACAGAAAGAAGAGATACATGGATTCTGAATATCCGTGTCAAAATATTGATACAGGTTCGGTGTGGATGCAGGTTGTTACACAAGAAGATTTTTGCAAAGAACTGCAAACCGGTTCGTATATTGCTTCACAAAGTTATACACCAACTTTTGTTTCTGGTAACTACACGTGGGTGTATGAAACTACAATCACTCCAAGCAATCAGTCTGTCGGTGACAATTTTGGTTGGTGTGTATCTTTGGATTCAAATCGGTTGATTGTTGGAACAAACAAAATCGGCAAAGGTTATGCAGCTGTGTTCACCTGTTCTTATCAATCAGCATCTCTATCTGCATGTCCAACTGCATCTTGGAGCCAAAATCAACTATTCACCTCAACTTTAGATTACGGTGATTTGAATGTTGATGCACCGGAATATTCTGTTGATGTGTCTGATACTGTATCAGATATGTTTGGTTATAGTGTAGATATAAGCGGAAAAAATGTAATCATTGGGTGCAAAGCAGACAAGGCGTTTAAGCCATATTATGAATATACAGGAAGTGCTATGATTCTTGGTGCAGCTTATTTATACACTTACAGATACAACTCGGACTGTTTGACATGGCAGTATGACCTTCTGACCAAAACATTTGGAAACAGAGAATATTTGACCAATAATAATTTTGGACATGCCGTGTCTATTGATGGCACAATAGCGGCGGTGACATCTCTACCAGATACTTTGGGTAGAACTGTGGTATATTCCAGTGGTTCTTATATATTAGAAAATTATTCTTACGAATCTTCTGCTTCTTTAGATTCTGTGTTGGGTAGAGTAACATTGTATAATTTTGATTTCACAAATGATGCTTGGTATAGAGCTGGTGAATTGAGAAGAAACAAAGAAGAAAATCATCCATACAACATATATGGATATTCTGTTTCTATTGCATCTGATTTTATGTGCGTTGGTGCACCAATTGTGAATATTGCATCGCTGGCATCTTATTCACAGATAATTGATCCAGTAAATCAATCTGGTTCATTTTCATCATCATATTCTGGTTCTGTGTTTGTGTATGACATGAACAAATATGAAGCTGATCCAAAGATTGGCAATGTATTTTATAAGAATGGACATTTGGCAATCACCAATACATCATCAATGTATCATGATGTAATGACAGGAACGGGTTCTCGTGGATTTACTTTGGATTATCAAGGTGCTCATACAATATATGAACATGAATATCTTGTATCAATAAGACCGGGTGAATTCAATTATAGTACCAACCCAACTTCATTGCAGCCAAATCCTCTTACATTTGATGTAAATCAAGATGGTGTATTTGATCATAAAGATGTGGATCTTATCATGAGATATTTGAAGCTCAAGAAGTTTTATGCAGATTATGTGTTGGATGACAATGGTATTGTTTTGGAACAAGATACAAACACCGATTTCAGTTGGTGGGCAAATGATATTCTTCAAACAGAATCCGAAGATGTATTACAACAAGAAGATGATACAGCATCCAGTATTAAATATTCATATCTGTCTGCGTTCACCAACACCGCATATCAATTTATAACAAATAATTTATATGATACTGGTTTATTAGATATTGACGGTGATGGAAATATCAACATGAATGATGGTCATATATTGGCACTGTATGTGTTGAAGAGATTGAATCCAAGTACTTTGGCACAATATCTCACATCAGATTCTGCTCGTAGATATGTGAAAGATATTGAAGATTATCTAAATCCATATTGTGGAAATGATCCATTCAGAGTCAATCCAGAATTTATTGGCTATCAATATAGTTCATCATATGACGCAACTGGTTCATTTTTGTCACCATGTGTCACAACAATTGGATTATATCAAGACAATCAACTTGTGGCAGTTGGCAAACTTGGCCGTCCTATAAAAAATTTAATTGATTGGCCAGTCAATATTATTGTCCGTTTTGATACATAACACTATATTTATAATAAACAACAGGAGAACATATATATGACACTTGAACAACGCTATGAAGCAACATCGGAACTCGCAATGGCACCGGGCGACCACAGTCGCACATTTAATGCAAAGGATGCTGGTACAGAACCGGCAGCTGCAACCGATGCAATCAACGGAAGCGACCATTTTGTTGGAAACGATGCGGTCCAAAAAAACTTCAAAATCAAGCAATTTCTAAAAATAACTCAATTTACGGGTGCTGGACTTAATTACATTGATACCAAAGGTATTAATACCACGAAGTACGCACCATCTGGTCGTTTGTAATATAGTTTTATAAAAAGGTTATATGAAAGTATTGGGATTGGATTTATCCACCACAACTTGTGGTTGGGCTGTATCAGAAAATAAGATTATTATTGGTGCTGGATTTGTTGATATTTCTGATGTGATTGAGTATGCTGCTAAAGCAGAACTTATTATAACTGCTTTAAAAGATCAAACTTTTGAAAAAATAATGATTGAAGAAAGCTTGTTTGGATTTGCTGGTGGAGGCACTTCGCAGCAAGTTATAATCAAACTTGTTAAAAACAAGGCAGTTGTTGGTTATATCTTAGAAAACCATTATAAATTGAAAGTAGAAAGCATACATGCTCAAACAGCACGAAAGAAAGCATTTGGCATAGCAAGAATCAAAGGAATAAAGTCAAAAGTGTTTGTAAAAGAACAAGTTGAGAAATTATATGACATGAAGCCTTGGACTATTCTTAATAAGATAAAAAATCCTGATAAGCGTATGGAAGATGTTAGAGACGCCATCGTGTTGAGTTTAGCAGGGTAAATATTTTTGTAAGATTTATGTAAGATTTATGTAAGATTTATATTTGTTCCTTATATTTATAGTAAAGGTTATATGGGTAGAAAATCACACAATCTAACAAAGGAACAAAAAGATGAACGCAACAGAGAATACCGAATGCGGAGTTATTGGAAGCACCCAGACAAAGAACGAGCCGCAGGCAGAGAAGCATATCGCCGTAAGCGGGATATACGGTCTTCGCAACAAATTGACAAATAAATGGTATATTGGTCAAAGTATAAATATTTATCGCAGATGGAATAGATATTACAAGAATCCACATTGCGAACAGCAGGTAAAATTATACAACTCTCTTTGTAAATATGGCTATGAAAATTTTGACAAAATAATATTGGAAGAGTGCGTTCCAGACAAAACAATTCTTGATAATCGGGAAAAATATTGGATATCGCATTATAATTCTTTCAATGACGGTTATAATCTTACTCTCGGTGGAGGTTCCGGATTTATTACCGAAGAAATGAAGAAAAAAATAGGAGATGCTAATCGCGGAAGAAAACTTGGACCGATGTCAAAAGAGCATCTTGAAAAAAGAATAAAAGCCCAAACCGGACAAAAAAGGTCGGAAGAATTTAGAAAAAGATTGAGCGAGGTGAATCTTGGAAAAAAACATTCGGATGAAGCAAAAAAGAAAATGTCAATAGCCAAGGTTGGTAAAAAAAAGCCGCCATTTTCAGAAGAATGGCGAAAAAACATTAGCGAATCCGCTAAAAATAGAAGTGTGCCTGTATCACAAGAAACCCGAGATAAAATGTCCATCGCGGCAAAGAACAGACCTCCTCCATCAGCCGAAGCACGATTGAAAATGTCAGAGGCGTCAAAAAAGTATTGGGCAAATAAGAGATTGACAGCCGAGAACAAAAGTTTAGCGGGTTGATATATATTTCGTTTTTTTTTTCATATTATCATATACTTATTTATGTAACATTTAACAAACAAACATAATATTATGAAAAGAAGCGAATTAAAACAGTTGATTAAAGAAGTGATTCAAGAAACAGCCGAAACCAATGAAATATTTGGGTTTGGAAAACCCGATGCCGATGTTGTTCACAACAACTTTTTGAAGCGCGTGCGTCAAGAAGTTCCTACATGGAGACAAATTGCCAGAGATGCTGGGGAAGATGAGTTAAACGAACTTTTAATAGCGGCGTTCAATATAGCCAAAAAAATGTAATATATCATTACTACAAAACCCGCCAAAACACGGCGGGTTTTTATTGGTTGACTGATTGAATGTTTTGTGTATAGTGACTATGTAAATGTCGTCGCTAAAAACATCAGAACTCACAATTTTAGTAAATAATGTTCTAAAAGACACAGGACGACTGCGTAAAGGAAATAATTTACAATATCATTGTCCAAAATGTCATCATCGCAAGCGAAAATTGGAAGTGTGTCTTGATGCTCCAAATGCTTGGCATTGTTGGACATGTAATATAAAAGGCAGAGGATTATATTGGTTGTTGAAACTTGCACAAGCCACGCAAGAACAGTTCAACAAGTTGGAATCTCTTGTAGGAGCACATGTTTCTAAAAATAGTTTATCAGAGTTTGATAAAAAGATTGCTTCACTAACTTCAAATAAAGTATATGAAGATTATGGTGAAATATTATGTTTGCCAGATGAATTTAAAAGTTTGGCGGAAAATGATGCTAGTATAGAATATCGTGTTGCATTAAACTATGCAAAAAAACGCAAGTTGTCATTTTGTGATATTATAAAATACAACATTGGATATTGCAGCAAAGGACCATTTGCTAACCGACTTGTGTTTCCGTCATATGATAAAAATAATAACTTAAACTTTTATAGTTGCCGCAGTTATTATGATGATGGCTACAAATACAAAAACAGCGAGTTTAGTAAAAATATTGTAGGATTTGAAAACCTTGTTGATTTTGATTTTCCAATTTATTTATGCGAGGGTGCTTTGGATGCCATCTCAATAAAAAGAAATGCAATTCCGTTGTTTGGAAAAACTTTGAGTGCAAAACTAAAAGCAACAATTGTACAAAGCAAATGTCCAGAAGTGAATATTGTGTTGGATGATGATGCATTGAATAATGCAATTCGCATCGCAGAATATATAAACTCTATTGGTAAAGTATCCAAGTTGATACAACTGCAAGGCAAAGATCCAAATGTTTTGGGTTTTGCTGCAACAATTGAAAAGATTAGAAAAACAGATGTGCTTGACTTTAGAGCACTGACCATGCTAAGATTGGAATAACATATGATAGATACATACGAAAAACTGAATACATCCCTTGCTCGCGTAGATTATATTGTTCATGTATCCGACATTCATATTCGATTGACCAAACGGCATGTAGAATATAGAGAAGTGTTTGCCAAACTATATGAAGAAATCAAAAAGACACCAGCAAACACAATCATTATAAATACAGGAGATAGTTTTCATTCAAAATGTGACCTTTCACCCGAGGCTGTGCAGATTGCAAGTGAGTTCTTCAAGGGTTTATCTGATTTGCGTCCTACGATTGTTATTGCTGGTAATCATGATTGTTTGCTCACAAACACAACGAGATTGGATAGTTTGACTCCTATTGTAGATAATCTGGCGCACGACAATCTTTATTATATAAAAGAAAGCAAGTTGTATTCATTTGCTAATATTCTTATAAATAACATGTCTATTTTCACCGACCATACTTCATTTATAAAAATGAAAGATGTGACCAAGAAAATCAAGACCGAGTTTGATACAAAGATTGCTTTGTTTCATGGTGGTGTATTTGATGCCAAGACTGATGTAGGTTATACTGTGACCAACAAGAGTATCATGAATGATATGTTTGATGGTCATGACATGGCACTGCTTGGAGATATACACATGGCACAAAATCTGCAAATGTATGATCCGGCAAATGAAAAGCCAATCATTCGTTATGCTGGTTCGTGCATACAACAAAATCACGGTGAAGCATTGCTTGGTCATGGATTTTCTTTGTGGGACGTAAAGAACAAAGCATACAAGCATGTAGAAATACCAAATGATTATGGTTATTTTACTATTGATATTGATGACGGCAAGTTGATGACTGATATAATCACAATGCCCAAGAAGCCAAAACTTCGTGTGCGTTGCAAAGAAACCATTGCTACTGAACTAAAAAAGGTGGTAAATGAAATCAAAAAGACGCATGAAATCAGCGATATTATTTATATGCGAGTTGATGGCGACGATGCTTCTAAAGTTGTAAGTGTTCAAGCTGCTGCCAACTTGAGTCAGATTGGCAATGTTGATTATCAAAATAAACTTATTAGTGAAGCACTCAAAGCTAAATATCCAGATATTATGGATGATGACACACTTGCATCTGTTCATAAAATCAATAAAGAACTCAATGCGGATTTGAGCAAAGATGACACTTCACGCAATATTCGTTGGAAGCCAATCAAGTTTGAGTTTAGTAATATGTTTAGTTATGGTGAAAACAATGTTATTGACTTTACCAAACTAGAATCTGTGTATGGATTGTTTGCAAACAATGCAAGTGGAAAATCATCATTGATGGACGCATTATGCTTTACAGCATTTGATAAAAGTGCCAGAGCATTCAAAGCAACTCATGTGATGAACTCGCAGAAAATGTCTTTTCATGGTAAGTTTACATTTGAGATAAATGACATACAATATGTTATTGAGCGCAAAGGCATCAGAGATAAAAAGGGCAATGTAAAAGTTGATGTAAACTTCTATAAGATGGAGAAAGAAGAAAAGATTAGCCTCAATAGTGAAGCTCGCAGAAGCACAAATGAAATCATTCGTGATTATATCGGCGATTATGATGACTTTGTACTAACTTCACTTGCATTACAAGGCAATCAAGGGTCGTTTGTTGAAATGGGTCAAACTGAACGCAAGGATTTGTTGTGTCAGTTCATTGGTCTAAATGTGTTTGATAAACTTGTAGCCAAGGGCAATGACAAACTAAAAGAACTAACAGGTGCCATCAAGTCATTCAACAAAGAAAACAATCAAGTCAAGATTGAGTCCAATAAAAATGATTTGGGATTGGCAGAGTCCAAACTTATTGATTTGACTGGTCAGCGCGATCAATATTCATCAAAAAAGAATGAACTTGATAATAAAATCGTTGAACAACAAGCCAAGATTATAAAACTTGAAAATGTGCCAACAAATGTAGTTGCTCTAAAAAAAGAGCGCGAAACTTTAGAAACAAAAAATAGTCAAGCTGTTGATGCCATTTCAGTTATTGACACAAACACAGAGTCAAAGAAAAAAGAATATGTGGATGCTTCCAATAAACTATCTGCATTTCCAGATGATATAAAAGAAAAATCAGACAAGCATGCAAGTTTTGTTCGTCAAAAAACTCGTCTTGAGCAAGAATTGGAAAAATTTAAGCTCGTGGTCAAAGAAAAACTCAAGAAGATAGAACATCTATCCAACCACAAATATGATCCAAATTGTGAATATTGCTGTGATAATGCGTTTGTAAAAGATGCTATATCTGCCAAAGATAGTTTGGAATCCGACAAAACTGATGCAAGAGAACTGTTTGATGCCATATCAACCATCAAAACACAGATTATAGAAGTTGAACCATTTGTGGCTCAATATGAACAAAGTGTGCTGCTCAAAGAAACTATCAATACACTCACAGCATTTATTTCCAAGAAAGAATTAGAAAAGTCTAATTTCAATAATCTAATTTCTAAAAACTCTAATAGAATAGTTGATATTGACAATCTGGTTGAGTTGTATGAAAAATCCAAAGAAATTGTAGAAAGCAACAAGATTGTTGAGGTTGTTTTATCCAAACTAAAGGATGAAAATACTATCATTGTGTCAAAGCTAAAGAATATTGAACGAGAATATGTGGATGCGTATAGCCGCAAAGTGTCATTGACAGACCAAATAAAAAATATTGAAGAACAAATCAAGAAAATAGAAGAACATGAAAACGAACTTGCTGCTTATCAATATTATCTAACTTCTATTGGAAAAGATGGCGTGCCATATAAAATTATTTCAGACGCCATTCCAAGAATTGAACAAGATGTGAATAATATATTGTCTCAGATGGTTGAGTTTAGTATGGGTATTGAAACAGATGGTAAGAATGTCAATGTATATATCAAATATGATGACAAAAAATGGCCATTGGAACTATGTTCTGGTATGGAAAAGTTTGTTAGTGCTTTGGCTTTGAGAGTATCTTTGATCAACATTAGCAATCTACCGCGTTCCAACTTTTTGGTAGTTGACGAAGGAATGTCGGCTTTGGATGCGTCGAATCTTCCTATGCTACATACATTGTTTGACTATCTAAAGAGCAGCTTCGATTTCATTATTATAATAAGTCATCTTGATGCCATGAGAGACATGGTAGACAAACAACTGGAAATCAAAAAAGAAAACGGCTTTAGCAAGATTGATAACAGCGTCTAAGTCATATTTATCCATAGGCGTATATATAACCTATGGATCAAGTACCAGACAGCAACTCGCAGAATACATATTTTCTATTATCCAACTTCAAGGATACGCTAAAATCTGGAAAAAATTCTTTCATTGTAAATCCGACCAACTTGGTTGTTCCGGGTTCGGATATTACATTATCTGCATATGATATGGATGGAAATGTATTATCTTCTGGCGTTATACGTCCAACTGACGCAAAATACAATGAAGTCACCGATTCTGGTAGGTTGTATTATGTTAATATTCCATCAAACACACCAACTGGCATTGGTAGGTTGGAAATACGTTCGATTGGACTTGATGCCGGAGATTATACCGGAAGAATTGCTTACTTTAAGAACAATGGATATAAAATAGATGAAAATCAGCGACTTCCACTGATTCAAGCTCCGTCGTCCACTCCGTTGACAAAAGTGAATATATTATGGTCTGATAATATATTGATTGATCCGAAAAAAAAGACAGACACTGAAGTAAGATTCTTTGATTCTCCATATATTGAAGTATCATCGGAAATATATGATTGTCCAATATATCCAACATCTTCGTATTGTATATCGTCCGGTTCATTTTCATCAATTGCCGTATTTCCAAAAAATAATTCTGCTGGCGATTATGATTATCAATACGACAAGCCAATTTATCAATTATATTGGAAAGGTGGATCAAAATTTAGTTCATCTATGGAAGGTGAACAAGTTCGTATAAAGAGTCCAACTGTAAAGAAATTTACATATACTAATTATACAAACAATCAAGTAGAGTATGAAGGATTGCTTTCTACCGATTTTATAGCAAAGATTGATAGTGTAGTAAATGATACAACCGTGTTATTAGATATTCCTTTTTCAACTGTGTCTGATTTGATAGATCGTTCCAATCAAGATTCTTCATATGCTAAAAATAACTTGGCAAATATAAAAGGATATGGCACAAGCAATGATCCACCAAAGCAAACAGTCAACCACAAAAAGAATTTTTACATATTGAGTATTGATGATGGTGAGTTTGAAATTATTCACAAAAATATTGTAACTGAATTACCGCGTGCAATTGTATCTGGTTCCACTTTCTACAAAAAATCCATATTAGATATCTATTTCAACAACTTGCGTGTATTGTGTGGAGATCTGAATAGCTATAAAGTTTATGGTCGTAGCCTAAATAGTCCAGAAACAAAAACATTGATTTGTGAAGGAAAGATAAAACCTACAAATTTAATTTCAACAACCAAATTTGATAATGGACTATACAATAATCCCGGCGAATTTTATAATTCTGCACATGTTTCCAAATATTGGTTGATACAAGGTGGTTGTGTATTTTCACAAACCAACCAAGTTTTTATTGACGGTGTTACTGTGTCTCATGCTGGAAATGAAAATCAAAATGATTATGTGATATATAAAGACGCCACAAGCACAGGCAGAACTGCGGCGTATATAAGTTACGATCTTCTTTCAAATTCTTATTGGTATGGTAAGTCCGACGCTTTTATAAATTTTGCATCATATCCAACTGCATCATATCTGGGACTTGATAATGCACCAGAATTGACTTCATATACCAATTCTCAAGAAAATTTGATACAAGGTGCTGTATATGACAGCAATCCAATTCTGTTGAAACAAAATTCATTATATGAGTTTTCTATAAATGTAAAACCAGCAGCCGAAAATGGAAGTGTATCAGTGCTGTATGTTTATTTTGTAAGCGGTACTGACAAAATAAAGATTGCTACTATTGATAGTACATTTAGATTTGGTGCTGGTCAAAGATACAAATCAACTTTCTTTTCTGATATAGAAAGATATGGCACAATAATATTGGTTCCTGTGTCTGGTGTTTGGAGCATATCAAAACTCAACCTGTGTTCATATCAGGCGTTGGATTATTCGGTGGATAATTTTAAAATAAAGATTCCAATAAAAGCTACTTTGAACAACGAATTGTTTGAAATTGAAGCCGAACTATATGATGGTGCTCATCAACTTGCATATGGCGAAGATTCTTATACTTTTATATACAATCAAACTTTCTTGCCATTAAAAAAACAAATATTTGTTGATCCAAATGGAACCACGTTGGTTGTTAACAATTTGGGTTGAAGTATGGGGTCAGCTTTTAGTTTTTCTTTGCGACGGAAGTAATTATATAAATAAAAAACTTGAAATTTGTTTTGGTATTCAATATATATGAACGAGCGATTATTGTAAATTTCGCTTGACAAACAAAACAATGGTTATAATCTACTAAAGATGAAAATTTTATATATAGCTCCGCATTTATCAACGGGTGGATGTCCACAATTTTTGTTTAAGAAGATACAGGTATTGCACAAAGACCATGAAGTATATTGCATAGAGTATGCAGACCACGGCTGTTTCACAGTTCAAAAGAACAAAATAAAAGAAATTCTCAAAGACAGATTGATTTCTGTAAATTATGATCGCTCAAAAATAGTTGATATAATCAAAGATTTGGACCCCGATGTTGTGCATCTGGAAGAAATGCCAGAATATTTCATGGACAATGATATTGCTAAAAAGATATACATCAAAGATAGAAGATATAAAATCATTGAAACATCACATGACAGCAGCTTTGATCCAAAAACTAAAGTGTTTTTTCCAGACCGATTGATATATGTGAGCAAATATCAAAAAGAAAATCTCAAAGAAATTGATGTGCCATCTGAAGTTTGTGAATATCCTATTCTTATCAACCCAAGAAAACCAAGAGAAGAAGCACTAAGAGTGTTGGGTCTTGATCCCAAGAAAAAGCATGTAATGCATGTTGGTTTGTTCACATCAAGAAAAAACCAAAAAGAAATTATTGAGTATGCCAGAATACTCAAGGATCAACCTATACAGTTTCATTTCATTGGAAATCAAGCAGATAATTTTAGAAGCTATTGGGAGCCGTTGATGAAAGATTTTCCATCCAACTGCAAATGGTGGAACGAAAGAAAAGATGTAGATAATTTTTATCAAACAGCCGATTTGTTTCTGTTTGTGTCTAAGGATGAAAATGGAGACAAAGAAACAAGTCCATTAGTTATACGCGAAGCAATATCATACAATATACCAACGTTGATTTATAATTCTCCTGTGTATATGGGAATGTATGACAAATATGAAAATATCAAATATCTTGATTATGATGACAAAGCGGAAAATTTAAACAGAATACTAAAAACTCTAAATCTATATACAACAAAATCTATGACTCGTTTCAACGTAAAATATGATAACACAAACAACAAGGTAATGTTCTCGGCCAACACAACCGTAGAAAATTTGCTCATCTCCGTGAAAGAATTGGATTCTCGCGCCGTGGTATGGGCTGTCGAATATCCACAACTTCCCGCCAATTCTGAGTGGTGGATTATTCCTACTCCAAAGCACGTGATTGATTATGAAACCGAGCCATACTTTGGTGGATTGTTGGTGGAATTTTATCAAAATGGTGTATTGCTAGATTCCAAGACTTTTCGCATAAAGCCCGCCGCATTCAACAAATATCAATCTATTCTTAAAAACGACACACAGCCGACCTATATGAATTACACGGAATTCTTTGTTGATAAGATATATGACAAATATTTACATGGAAAGACATTTAACACCGTTGTTGACGTGGGTGCAAATATTGGTTTATGGACGGAGTATATAAAGCATACAGCAAAATGTCAAAAAGTTTACTCAATTGAACCAAACAAGGATGCGTTGAAAATATTGAAAAATTCTTTTGGCGACGACGTTGTGGTCATAGAGAAAGCTATGTCTAATAAAGATGGTCAACTTGAATTCTTTGTTGACAGCAAAAATTCTATTGTTTCTTCGGTTGCAAATGTGAATGGTTCGGACACATCGTATAAAGTCGATGCAACATCTTTCAAATCTTTTGTTACAAAATATAATATCCAAAAGATTGATTTGATGAAGGTGGACATAGAAACCGGCGAATATGATTTGTTTGCTTCAATGGATGATTCGGACTTGGCTATGATTGATAATATTTTAATGGAATATCATATCATTGGGGGAAGAACTTATGAAAAAGATGCAACGTTGATATTGAATCAGTTGAAAACGGCGGGGTTCAATTGCACCGCCCAAAGCCTGCACGCACAAGGTGGGTTCATTTTTGCAACCAAATCGGAAGTGAAGATTGATGATAGAAACAAAGATTTGCAAAGCATGCTAGATGATCGCGGATGCCCAGACAAACGAGATTTGGCGGTATTGGTCAATGATATGTTTCCACACGGACGAGGAATTGAAATTGGAGTACTCAAAGGAGAGTATTCCAAGATAATATTGGAACGTTGGCACGGAGGTCAACTATATCTAGTGGATGCTTGGCGGCATCTTGACAGCTATATTGACATGAACGGTCAAGATGATAAATATCATTATGATTGCTTGGTGAAAACGTGTGAGAATATAAAACCGTGGCAAAATCGTGCTCATATCATTCGCATGGACAGTGCGGCCAGTGCCAATATATTTCCGGATGAACATTTTGACTTTGTTTACATCGACGCCGATCATTCATATGAAGGAGTTGTGCGTGATATGAAAGCTTGGTGGCCAAAAGTAAAGAAGGGTGGATTGTTCTGCGGCGATGATTATATTCCGGACGACGGTGATATTTGGCTTACGGGTTCTGGAAAAGAACCTGTGTATGCTGGAAAATTTGGTGTCAGAAAAGCCGTCAATGAGTTTATGGTCAAGAATGAATTGAAGGTCTATTCAACTACAGCCGAGCCATATTGGAGACAGTGGTACACATTCAAACCGTTTTAACACAACATAATCTATGGTTATATTTCTATACAGCGATAAAAATTGTGAGCATCAAGCAATGGCTTGCATTAAATCATTGACTCACAAAATCACGGACGATATAAAGATTGTTTATTATACAATCGGATTCGACAGTAGTTTTGAATTCAAAAACTTGTACAAAATAAAGATTGATTATCGACCACAATATCCAACATTTCATTTTTATAAAGCGGAACTATCTTTGCTTACTATGCAAATGTTTCCAAATGAATATTATATATTCACAGACACAGATGTATTGTTCTCTCGCAACTTTAATTTCAATGACCACAAATACAATGAATCATATCCTATGGCAAGTTATGGTCCGCACGAATATCCATTTATTTGGCAAGAAGTAAACGGCGTTAAGATTATATTCAATGAAAAGAAACTAATGGTGTATCATGGTATTCCGGACAGAAGTATGAGATACTGCTGGTCTTGTTTTTATGCATTCAACCCAAACTGCAAGGAGTTTTTTGAAGAATATACTTCAATTTGTCAGAACAAATATTTGTTGGATCGTCGCAGGGATTATTTTCCATATGCCGACGAAACTGCATTTAATGTATGCTTGTGGAAACGCGGTGCCAATAAAAATCTAAAACAAGCATTTGTAAATACACATATGTTGGAAACCGTCAAGTTGGTTGAAGAAAGAAAAGCTAAAAATACAACATTCACAAACAGCGTAGATGCATTTGGATCAAGTTGGGAGTCAGTTGAAGATCCGGATAAAGTATTATTATATCATGGATTCAAGGAAAAAGTGGAAATGGATAAAACTGTTGACTACCTGTTGGCATGAGTTTTTTTGACATACATTTTGATAAAACAAATTTCACAGTTTATTTTAACTATAAATTGGAAAGTGTGTCAAAGTATATATTCACTGTTGGTGACTTGTATACGGATGCTGTTTATTATGCTTGGACATATGATATAGAATCTGGTTCAAATTTGTGGATGCAACCATTGTCCCCAAAAATACATTCATTTGTTATAAACAATCCAAATTTTCCTGGATTTGTTGCAAAAATATATAACAAAGATTTTAGACTGGTTCAATATAAAAACATTATTGTAAACAAAAATGCAAAACGGGTTGTCAGTACATTTCATTCAGATCCATTTGATCCCACGGGACCATCCTACGCAGATTTCTTCTATGGGGATTTGTGCAAAGATATAGACGTTTCTGGAACAGTTGTTGATGCTGGTGCCAATGTTGGTTTTTTTACTTTATATGCCAAACATTTTGGAGCAAGAAAGATATACAGTATAGATCCAGATCCTTTACCATTCTTTTATTTGGAAAAGAACTTTGGTCAAGATGCAAGCATAACGCTGCTCAACAAAGCTATGAATGTTTCGGACGATGGTATGGACATAAACATATCACTTGGAGCATCGGTTGGTACAAGCGAGTTTTTGAGGTTTTTGAATATAGAAAATTCTGTAAAAATGCATGTACCAACAACATGCGTAGATTCTATATTAAGTATGGAAGACAATATAAATTTGCTAAAGCTTGACATCGAAGGAACTGAATTTAAAGTAATTGAAAATTTAAACCAAAAACATTTTGATAGAATAAATCAATTCTTCATTGAGTTTCACTTTGATCCAAAGCCAATAGCCAAAAAACTCATAGATAATGGATATAAAGTAGAATATAGACATTGTACAGAAAATGATATAGTGGGATTCATATACGCGACAAAATTATGAAAAAATGCGTTATTATATCATGCTTTGTGAATAATCAATATCGTAAAGAATTGTTGCAAAGTCAGATTAAATTTTTTAACAAACTCAATATTGATGTAATATTGGTTTCATCCAACCACATTGAAAAAATGGATAATGTTAAAAATTACATCACAATAAACCACGTGTCTGATAAAAAATATTTAACTGATAAAATTTTTCCGTATTGTGATACAGGTGGAGTCGCATACTTTACAAACACGACATACAGCAATATAGCGGCATCAAATTTTTTTATAAAATTGTTCCAGACCTCTTTCAATTATTGTAAAAACTTGGGATATGATTTTTGTTATGTCCTCGACTTTGATACTATAATAAACTCAATTCATGTTGAAACCGCGTTTGGTGATCAGTTGGATTGTTCCAAAATTTACTTTTATGATTTACAAAAATCAAATGAATATCAATGTGTGTTTTTTTATGGCAATTTGAATGTACTGGTTGATATGTTTTTAGAAAACAACCTCAATAAAATAGAAAAACTTGCGACGGAAGTAATGATAATGACAAACGAACAGGTATTATTTGAATTGGCGGCAGAATATAAAGAGAATATGATTGTTTTAAAACACACAGACTTTGAGATATTTTCTCGTAGAAATATGTTTTCCAGTAGCAATGTTGCAAATTTTTATTATGATAAAGAAACTAAAGAATATTGGTTCTTGCAATACAAAGGAGACACTTGTGAGAATGAATTTGCATGTGAATTATTTTTAGAAGACGTTTTGATACATTCCGGTCACGAAACACGCATTGGTTATTGGAGCTTGCGTAAATTAGAAAATAATAGAAATTATAAAATAAAATATTATGATGCTGCAATATCCGACTTGACATTGAGTAAAACTTTAAATATATACACTGATACAAATACAGTGACTACACAAAATTGGATACAAAGAACTTAAAATGAAAATAATCAATATCACGCCGGGACTTATATCAATTCCACCAAATGGGTGGGGTGCAATCGAAAAAATTATTTGGGATTATCATCTTGAATTGAACAAGTTGAACATCCGAAATGAGATAAAATATCTCAACGATGTTAAATATGATGAAAGTATGGTTGTGCATGTGCATGTAGCCAATCTTGCCAACATGCTACATGAACGTGGCATTCCATATATTTTTACAATTCATGATCATCATGCTTTTTTATATGGTAAAGATTCTCATGTATATAAAGAAAATTTGAACGCAATTGAAAATAGTGTATTTTCATTGTCGCCGTGTAAGTTTTTGATACCATATTTTGGCAGCAAAAAGTTGCGTTACTTTTCTCACGCCGTCAATACAGATGTCTTTGCCCACAAAGCAAGAGAGATGAACAGCAATCCAAAGTTATTGTGCGTAGCCAACAATGGATATGCCAACGACCAAAGCAAAGACCGTAAAGGGTTTGCTATTGCAATTCAAGCAGCCAAGAGCTTGGGATTGCCATTGACGATTGCTGGTCCACGCAACAATGACAATTTCTTCAAGACGCTTGATCATGAACTCAATAACTATAAACAACTAACCAAGTTATATGACTTGGACGAAAAGTCGCTCATTGATTTGTATAACAGTCATGATATATTTTTACACTTCTCTGAACTGGAGGCTGGTCATCCAAACCTCACATTGTTGGAAGCAATGGCATGTGGTTTGCCAGTGGCTGGTACGTTTGAAGAAAAAAAATACAAAGGCATGGTTGTTACTTCGCGTGACATATCCGAAGCAATTCGTGGTATTGAAGATGTGAGATTAAATTATACATTATATAAAAATGCTGCATTGGAGAATGCCAAAGAAAATTCATACAGCAATAGAGTACATGATTTGGCCAAACTATACAGCGAATATCGTGAATGTATTTTTGGTAATCAATTGATTGACAGCTACAAAAACACAGATGTGGTATACAAAGAGCCAAAGAAACCAGAAAATAGAATCAAAATAACTTTTGATGATGGTGCCAAAGTAGATATACCCGGTCCAGTTGATAAGAATTATAAACTAAAGTTCATTGATTTTCATACAGGTCATGTTGTATATGAAACAAAAATTAAAAATAATATGTGGGCATCAACTTCCACAAAGTATTTCAACAAGTGGGTGGTTGAAGTATATGACACATCGGATGGATATGATGTGTTGGTAGAAAAACACACATTTGATCCAAAAAATAAAAAAGTTAAAGTTGTATTAGACAGTGAAAGTTTAGGAGATTTGTTGGCGTGGATTGGTGCTGTTGATGAGTTTCAAAAGAAACATCAATGTATAATGGAATGTGCAGTGTTTAACAAAGTACTACGTCCAATGTTTGAGAAGAATTATCCAAATATAAAATTCTTGGCAGTGGACGTGTATACAGATCCATATTATGCCAAATATAAGATTGGATGTTTTGATGGAGAAAATACCAAGAATCATATTCCAACCGACCCAAGATTGCTCAATCTATGTTCTATTGCCACAACCATCTTGGGCTTGACAAACATAGAATACAAACCAAAGATTACTTTTGATACCAACAAGTATAAAAATGTAAAGAAGAAATATGTGTGTATTGCTACTCAAAGTACTTGCCAAGCAAAGTATTGGAACAATAAAACTGGATGGAAGACCGTAGTGGATTATCTAAAGAGCAATGGATATGAAGTATGGTGTATTGACCGACACAATAGTTTTGGCGTAGACAAAAGTATGAATTATATGCCAGAGGGCTGTGTAGATAAAACTGGCGACTTTACACTGGACGAACGCATGGCTCAAATAGCAGGAGCACAGTTCTTTATTGGACTAAGTTCTGGTTTGAGTTGGTTGGCATGGGCAGTGGGCAAGCCCGTGGTGTTGATCAGTGGATTTACCAAGAGTCTGTGCGAGTTCCATACTGCATACAGAGTGATAAATGAGAGCGTATGCAATGGTTGTTGGAACGATATGTCCTGCAAGTTTGATCGCAATGATTGGTTTTGGTGCCCAAGGAACAAAAACTTTGAATGTTCCAAGGAAATATCCGCCGACATGGTATTGAAACAAGTCAAAAAATTGATATAATAAACCGGTCGTATATACTTATAGGCATGGACATTTCTATAAAAAACCTAAAAAAGTATATTTTTGAACCAAAAACAGAGTCACTGCGTCTAAAAAGAGCCAATGAAATACTAAGTCAGAACATGGTCATCACCGAAAAGGTGGACGGAACAAAACTAACATTAGTACGTACACAGCAAGTTGATAAAGCAGATTATACCAAGAATTGGGTTGTGGCATACAAAGGAACTGTGTTGTACGCCAAAGAGTTTGCTCATTTGAATGATAAAGAAAAGGGTGATATATCCCAATCTTCTGTTGGCATTGGTCAATATTCCATGATATTTGATCATTTGTCCAAGATAAACAATAAGATTAACAGCATTCCAAAGAGCACTGAGTTTAGTGTTGAGTTTGCTCAAAACAAAGACACATTAACTCGTACATATGTCAACAAGGGTGGCTTGTTCTTGAGAAGTTATGGTGAAGTGCAGTATCGTGTGGTTGGCGGAGATTTGCATACCATTCCGAAACAAGAAATAACAGACTACAAATCTGTGAACAAGATGGCAGACTTGTTGGAAATATCATCATTTCCCATCTTCTTTCAAGGAAAACTCAGCAAGGAAAATCTGCTGAAGAATCCTTTGTTTGGATCAAAACTAACAAATGTTGATTGGACCAATCCGACTGATGTTGTAACAAAATTTTCGGAGGCTATTCTGGCTGTTCCATCTACATTGGGTGGCACAACAGAAGGTGTGGTAATGAAGCTTGATAATGGAGAGTTCTTTAAGTTGGTGCAAGCCGATCAATATGATGCCGGAGTTCGTGGTGCAAAGAAGGACGCATATAAACTTGAACCAGAAGCCGCTTCAGCATACTTTCAACAAATCAGATCATTGATTCAAAATATTTTTGCTGCAATTGGTACTGAAGGAAAATCCGAAGAAGATGTTATTTCAGATTCAAATTTTTATGTTGCTAAGAATCAACCAAAGTTAAAAAAGTTCTTTGATGCTCTACAACAGATTGCTGGCGACAAAAAGAACATTGTTCAAATCAAAGATGATATTCATGATACAATTCGTTTGATGACATCCAAACAAGGTTTGTTGGGATCAACCAATAAAACTCTTGGTCTTATTCCAATTGCTGGCAAGCCATTGCACATTGGTCACTGGAAGCTTATTGAAAAAGCAGCCAATGAAAATGATCGAGTCATTGTTTATACATCATCTTCCGACAGAATAAAGAAGGGTGAGTTTCCTATAAAGGGCGATGACTTTGTGAAACTATGGAGTGATGTGTTTATTCCATCTTTGCCAAAAAATGTAAAAGTAAAGTTTGTTGATTCTCCAGTTCGAGCTATTATGCATGAACTTGCATGGTTGGAACAAAGATTGACTCAAGACGCCGCAGATATGCCAACCATAAATTTGTATTCTGACAAAGATGATGTTGAAATAAACTTCAAAGACGAAGATTTAAAAAAATACCCAGAGTTGTTGGCTGCTAATAAAATTAAAAAAATTGGTGTTGAAAGAACTACCACAGTGAATGTAAGTGGCACAAAAATGCGTGAATTTTTAATGAACAATGATAAAGAATCATTCTTGAAAAATCTTCCACCGGTCGGCAACAAAGATAAAGAAGAAATTTGGAATACTCTCATAGCAAACAAGCCAGAGCCGGTATCAGAAGTTAATCCATATATAAACTTTGCTGAGGAAGTCGTAAATGAAATGGAAAAAGAAATGTTTAATGAAGGTGGTTGGAGATCTACTGCTACACAATCAACTATTATAACTCCAAAAAAAGTATCAAATATTTTGAGTGCAATGGATAAATTTGTATCAGAATTTAATGCATATTCAAATCTTCCTCCGATAGAATCCAATGGACCAGTAGGTTCAGCAATGTATTATAAACAAGATTTGGAAAAAGATGGTATAGAATATGGTGATATAGATATTCAAATTATATTACCAGAAGAAACCAATGATAGAACATCACAACTAGCATCTAATAAAAAATATTCAGAAAAGATTATTCAATTTATTCAAGAAAAAAAACCAAGTTATATCTATCCAAATTTTCAAGATAAAGACTTTGGCACAGGATATTTAATATTCAACGTTGGTGGTGAAAAAATTCAAGTTGATTTGGTTTTGTCATATAAAGTATCATCGGACTGGACAAAAATTAGAACAACTCCAGAAAAAGGACTAAAAGGATTTGTTACTGGAAATCTATTGAGTGCATTATCCGATGCTCTTAATGTTGTGTTGGGATCAAATACCAATCCGTATGTAAATACTGTGGATGGTAGTGTTGCTTCGTCGCTAATAAAAACAAACTCAAAGCATGTGTTCTTTAATCCAAATCAAGTATTTTTGGATATATTAAAGTTCTATGGCAATCTTGCAGGTGTTTCAAAAGTAAATTCATCAGTATTACAAGGCTATTATGGATTGGATGCAAATGATCCATCATTAAAGAAAAAATGCGAAACCGTGGTTGCTTTGAGTAAAGCACTTGATAATAATAGAGCATTTGATAAAGGAGTTGTTGTATCAAAGAATGGAACAATATTTAAATCCAGAGAAGAATTTGTAAAATATGTGCTGGATACATTCATAAAAAATATGAAATCAGCAAGCACTGCAAAAAAATTAGAAAAAGCAGAAACACCAGAAGCTATGAAAAATATTGAAAAAATAAAACACGACGCAAATCTTGGTATAGAACTAGCCAGGCAACTAATCAGAGAAGCAGTTGCATCATTAAATGAATCTGGTCAATCTGTTGCTGCTGTAGATGACAAAACGTCAAAGACCGTGAATGGTCAGCCAGCCCAAGCCACCACCAAACTTAAGATTATTGATCCACAAGGTAAAGACATTCGTTCTTCTGTATCCGCCGATGTAAAAGAACTTGTTTATGCACTAAATAGTAAGGTAGGTTTTTGGAAGAAAAATAATCCGTATATTGAAAATGGTTTTGTGTTCAACGGTAGTTCTCAATATCTAATGAGCGGCGATGAAAAATATAAAGATTTGTCCAAATATAAATCTGGATTCGGTGATGTTGATGTGATTGTTCCAAAAGAAAAGTTGGACACAATGGAAGCATACTTAGATAGCATTGATGACAAGCAAGTTGAATGGAATGCAACACCAAAAAATAAAGTAAGCAAGAATTTTTATTATGTTGGTCGTACAAAAAATCAACGTGCTTTGGCAGGTCAGACAGTCACATTGTGGTATTATGCTCCAGTAAAACAAGTAGTACAAATTGACTTTGAAGGAGATGAAATGACACTTGATCCACAGGGATTTGAAAAACCATCTGAATGGAACAAGTTTATCAAAGATTCTCCATGGCAAGATTTGACCACAGGAATCAAAGGATTGGCAGGAGCTATTTTGTTGCGTGGTCTGACACGAGCAGCAACCGCACTGCCAAATGCAGTATATGTCACCAACTCAACCGCACTCAAGATACAATCTGGTCAGCTGAAGAGTTTGGTTGATACCAAAGGCAAGAGTGTTGTATCAGTCAATGTTACACACGCTCTACCGGCAGAATATACACTCAATACAAGCGGTTCTGGTCATGCTGGTGTTCGCAGAGCATACCGACTGGTGGCTAAGAATATGGACTATCAAGGTAAAAAAGTAGATGTTTATACCGACATTGCTGCCAGCGAAAGCAAACCAGAAGATCGTATCAACAGCGTAAATAAAGTATTTGAACTAATTTTTAAACGCAAGCCAAGTGGTCAAGATATTGAAAACTTTAGAAGTTATGTTGGATTACTGACACTCATGAAGACTCTACCAAAAGATGTTCAAATAAAAGCACTGGAAAGAGCCAAGGAAGGTTTGGCTCAAGCAGGTTTGGAACCAGCAGAATATGCTCCAATCCAAAAAGCGGCTAAAACTATATTGGGAATATCCATATAATAAATGTTCGCAAAGAATAAATGAAGCGAGCATTCATATATATACAAAAGGTTATAACATTATGAAAAACACGGATATAATTAAGTCATATTTGGCAGGAGAAAGACCCTATGTAAAAATAGGATATACCGGCGATAAGGATAAGTTTATTGTTCGCAAAACAGGTGAACGCTGGACTGATAGTAGCGGAAAAGAGTGGGAACAAAAAGAATATGGTCCATCAACAGTGACCAGAGTTTCGGACATCATTCGTATGGAAACCAATGATAAATGCAAATGCTGCGGAACAGAGGTTCGTTGGGGATCAAAGATTGATCGCAAAATGCATCTAAAAACCGGTAAATGTTTTGATTGTTTGATTGAAGAAGAAACTCAACTGCGTATCAAAGGTAAGTTTAAGCTATACGAAACAAAAAAACTGTTGGAGAATGAATTATCTTATTTGAATGATATAAAGCAAAAGCTAAAAGAAAGCAAAGAATATTTGGCATCAGACGGTTCAAAGAAACTCACTTATGTCAATTCTAATGGATTTGTTGAAGAGTGGGATAATACTGTGCGTGCTGAATTGACAGTGAGTATAGAAAAAGATTGGAAAACTTGTTTGAAGAAAATCAAAGAAGGTCAAAAAGAATTAAAGAAAATCAACAATGAAATTGACGCAGTTCTTGCCCCAGTCTGATATAATAGAGGGATTGGCTATCAGAGTAAAGAACAAATACCCAGAAAAAGGTATGTGCGAGTTCATTGCTAAAGATTTGGTCAAAGAACTAAAAAGTCGCGGTATAAATGCCAAACATGTGGAAGGAAATTTTACATTGGACGAGCCAGCAGCATATCAATTTATTAGTCCATTGGACGAAATAAATGATGAATATACCATAGACCATGATTGGGTGGAGGTAGAAGGCGTGATTGTTGATGCATCAGCTTCTCAATTTAAAAAATATGTGTATGATGAAATACCAGACATTGTAATGGTAAATTATACACATCCGTTATATACCAAATACGAACCAAAAAATTATGTCTAGTACGACCAAGAATATCAAAGATGTAATTCGAGAAGAGTATATAAAGTGTGCCAAAGATCCTATATACTTCATGAAGAAGTATGTAAAGATTCAACATCCTATTCGCGGCACACTGCCATTTCTTACTTATCCATTTCAAGACAAAACTTTGTCTGACTTGATCAAGTATGATCAAAACATTATTCTCAAAAGTCGTCAGATGGGTATTACTACATTGGTTGCTGGATATTCATTGTGGCTCATGGTGTTTCATGAAAACAAAGAAATTATTTGTTTGAGCATCACACAAGAAACATCCAAGGCAATTGTAACCAAAGTTCGTTTTGCAAATGACAATCTACCAAGTTGGTTAAAACTGCGAGAATCAGAAGACAATCGACTGTCATTGAAACTATCCAACGGCTCCAAGATTGTTGCTATTTCATCAGCCGGTACAGCCGGTCGTTCAGGTGCCGCATCTTTGCTGATCATTGACGAAGCTGCGTTCATTGACAATATCGACGAAATATGGTTGTCTTCACAATACACATTGGCTACTGGCGGTAAAGCGGTTGTGTTGTCTACACCAAATGGTGTGGGCAATTGGTTTCACAAAATGTGGACAGAAAGCGAATCTGGTCTAAACAACATGAATCGCATCAGCTTACCGTGGAATCATCATCCAGAACGCGATCAAAAATGGCGCGATGATCAAACAAAGTTGTCTGGTGAAAAAGGTGCGGCACAAGAATGTGATTGTGAATTTAGTACGTCAGGCAACACCGTTATTGATATTCCACTAATAGAATGGTATGAAAAAAATCATGCCATTGATCCAACAGAAAAGCGCGGACATGACAAAGGATTGTGGATATACAAATATCCAGAAGCTGGTAAAAGTTATATGATAAGTGCCGACGTTGGTCGAGGAGATGCCGCCGACTTTAGTGCGTGTCAAGTGTTGGAAATAGAAACAATGGAACAAGTAGCGGAATATAAAGGAAAAATACCCACAAGTGATTATGCTCGATTGCTCATGACAATTGCAACTGAATATAATCAAGCATTACTTGTTATAGAAAATGCCAATGTAGGATGGGCAGTTATACAAGTTGTATTAGACAGCAACTATCCAAATCTATTTTATAGTTCATCAGATTTACAATATGTAGATATAGAATCTCAATCCACAAACAAGCTAAATGCCCAAGAACGCAAAATGACACCGGGCTTTACCACATCCAACAAGTCTAGACCGCTTCTAATATCCAAGCTTGAAAGTTATATTCGCAACAAAGAAGTAATCATACACAGCAAGCGATTGTTGGAAGAACTGAATGTATTCATCTGGAAAAACACCGGTGGATCATCTGCCAAAGCAGAAGCCATGACTGGTTACAATGATGACCTTGTATTGTCAATGGCTATTGGACTATGGATAAGAGATGTAGCATTGCGATTGAGAAAAGAAGCAGATGAATCTACTCGTCTTATAATATCAAAGATAGGTTCTACTTCAAGCGAACAGATAAAAAATAACATGGTGGCATTGCACAAATCTGGTAATAATCCTTATGGAGTTTACAGCAATCCTTGGAAAATGAGTATTGGTGGTCCAAGTGGTGTGGGTGGTCAAAGTAAAACAGAAGACCTAACATGGCTGCTGTGATGATATATCTTATAAAAATATCATGAGTATATATTTATAGAATAGACGCTCATATATATACATACTTATGGCAGAACAAAAAGATATATTCACAAGACTAAAGAAGATGTTCTCAACGGACGTGCTCGTGCGTCATGTTGGTGGAAAAAAGATAAAAGTTATAGACACAGATGAAATTCAATACGCAACAGACAGAAATAGTTTGCGTGATCGTTTCAATAGATTAAGAAGTAGTACATACAATTTGCATAATCGCGATATGTCTATGGCATATCAAGCAAGTCGTTTAGAATTGTTTAGAGATTATGATGTGATGGACATGGACCCAATCATTGCATCTGCATTGGATATTTACTCAGATGAATGTCTTGTACCAAGTGAGTTTGGTAATGTTCTTACAATTCGCTCAAAGAATGAAAACATCAAAAAGATTCTCAACAATTTGTTTTATGATATTTTAAATGTTGAGTTCAATATGTGGAGTTGGACTCGCAACATGTGTAAATATGGTGATTTTTTCTTGAGATTGGAAATATCACCAGAATATGGCATTCACTTGGTGCATCCAATCAGTCCATATGAATTGACTCGTATTGAAGGTAGTGATCCAAAAAATCTTAACTATGTCAAATATCAGCATGATGGTATGGGCGGTGGCATGGAGTATGAAAACTTTGAAATTGCTCATTTTAGATTGTTGAGCGACAGTAACTTTTTGCCATATGGCAAGAGTATGATTGAGCCAGCACGTCGTGTATGGAAGCAATTGAGTCTCATGGAAGATGCCATGTTGATTCATCGTATCATGAAGGCTCCGGAAAAGCGTATTTTCTCTATTGATGTTGGTAATATTGCACCAAGTGAAGTTGATGCCGCCATGCAAAAGATTATCACCCAAGTTAAAAAAGTGCCATATATTGATGAAAAGACTGGTGATTATAACCTTCGTTTCAATCTAAACAATATGGTTGAGGATTTTTATCTACCAGTTCGTGGTGGAGACAGTGGCACAAAGATTGATACATTACCTGGCATGGAATTTACTGGTATTGATGACTTGGAATATGTTCGTAATAAAATGATGGCAGCACTCAAGATTCCAAAAGCATTCTTGGGTTATGATGAAAGTATTTCTGGCAAGGCTACATTGGCAGCAGAAGATGTTCGTTTTGCTCGTACCATTGGGCGTATTCAACGTATTCTTGTTTCTGAACTGACCAAGATTGCTATTGTTCATTTGTATGTACAAGGATATCAAGATGCGTCGTTGGTTGATTTTGAGTTGGAATTGAGCAATCCTTCTACCATCTTTGAACAAGAAAAG